TAAGGCTGTTATTAAAGATTTATAATCTTGAACTTTAAATAATACATCTAAATCATCATCTATTGTTATAAACTTAGCCATTTCCTCCCAAGCTAGTCTAGCTTGTCTTTTTTTAGTAGCAACAGTAAATAACTTACCAAACATATATCCTTCAAATCCAGCTACATATGTTCCAGTTATACCATTTTCAAAAGTTTTTCCATTTTGTCTAGCCATAGATTTATATTTACGTCTAAATCTGCGTTTTCCATTCTCACACTTTCTCCATCCAAAAGGAACTGCTAAATCAAATGCTTGACAATCTAGTAATCTAACTGGTTTAGGTTCAGAGCCCTCCGCTATTATTAATGTTTCAGCATATTCAATTATTCTATTAGCTTTTTCAACATCCCAATAGTATGGAAACTCATCTGTATTTTGCTTTTTTAAGTCATTTAAATGTCTTTTACAAGCAAGTATATGTAATTCTCCAACTACATACTCTCCATCTATAACCCTTTTAGCATATTCCGTTACTCTATCTCTCATTATCACGCTCCAAATTTAGAAAATTTATTTTTCTTAGGTTCTTCAGGTGGTTTAGGAACTACTAATTTACATCTACTAGATATAGTTAAGCCTAAATCTATAGCATGACTTCTACATTGTTTTGCATGTCTATCTTCTAATATAGATAATTTATTATACTCTTCAAAATCAACCAAAGGATCAAGTTCTATCAATTTATCTGAAACTTTAGTATAATTGCTAAATGCTCTTACATACATAGCTAATGAGTTACAATCTATATTCGCCATTATATCTAACTCAATTAATTCATTTGCTATCTTTTTGAATTCTTTTTTTTCATCTTTTGTTAAATTTTTTGGTGGCTTTATATTATCAGATTTAGCTTTCACTTCTGAGTTTTTACGTTGCTCAATCTCAGCTTTTGTAAGGTGTTTATTACCTTTTGCTATAATTAATTCAATTGGTTGTCTTTGACCAGCCACCATAAACACCTCCTTTTTTTTTAAATTTCTCCGTGGGGAGTTTTTTCTACAGAGAACTCCCCTTGTATCGTTATCCCCAAAACGCCTCATAGAATTTTACCCACCCCTACCCTTGTAGAGGCTACTTAGAGGCTTCATATTTTAAATTACGATACACTCCATTATTAATACTTACTTCGTCTTATATTCCTTTTAAATCGATTGTGCTCATTGTTATGACAGTCTAAACATAACGCTTTTAGGTTGTTATAATCTAATCTTCTTTCCCATCCTTCATCTGTTTTTATAGGAATTTTATGGTGTACTTCACTAGCTATAGCTCCACATACTTCACATTTATATCCTTTATCCGCCATATATTTTGGTGCTAATCTTATCTTCCAATCAGGACTATTATAAAACTTCGTGTATTTAGGATCTCTTTTCTTATTATATTTTTTATTAGCTTCTTTGCTATATTTAAACTTAACTTCTTCTTTTTCTTTATCTTTAATTTCTTTACAAACTTCACAATATGTATTAGGATATTTAATTATTTTTTTACATCTTCTACACAATTTATCTAACATATTTATCTCCAAATAAAAAAGAATCCTAAGTTATAGAATTCTTTTTTGATTCTAACTATTCAATTGTTTAAATCCCTTCCAACTAAATTATGTGAAAAAAGGCAAGTCAGTTTATTACAATATATAATCAACTTAACTTGCCTTTTTTATTTAGCTTATTATTTTGTTATATCAATTTTTTAAAGAGGTACATCTAATTATGCGTTTAGTGAATATCACATCTTTCGACACTACTATATTACCTTATTTTTATATGTAGTTTCCAGTCCATTTTTTCGTCATTTTTCCGTCACTTTTTCGTCATTTTTTCGTCATTTTTCCGTCATATTTAGCTACTTTTTTACTGATTCCATTCCATATTTCATAAAAGCTATTTCTTTTAATGCCCAGCGTTCGTATCTTCTAACTGTACTTTCTGTTAGATTTAATTTTTCTGCTACAAATTCATATGCTTCAAATTTATTATATCTATTATTATAAACATATCTAGTTTCAATAACTTTCTTTGATACATCCTCTAATCTATCTAATATGTTTTCAAATCGCTCCCTGTCACTTTCTAAATCTTCTATTTCATTAGATAGTTTTTCAATTTCTTGTTCTCTTTCTAAAATTAAATCATCTATGCCTTTTATATTTCTTGTTGTACTATTACCTGTCAGTCCTCTAGCTCTTCTACCTTCTAAGTCTTTACTTAGGATCTCTAAGTCTTTTTTTAGTGCATCTAGTCTTTTAACCTTATTGCCCTCTTCTTCAACATATATCATTGCTTTTGCTATGTAGTCATTTTTAATATCCATCAAACTTTCCCCCTTTAAGTTGTTATAATTTAATATATTTTTCTATCGTTTCTTTAGCTTCTTCAAATCCATTACAGACTACAGCTTTATATCCTTGCTCATTCAGTTTATTAATCCATTCTCTTTGTTCTTTGCTAGTTCTTCCGTTTCCATATTTCATTTCTATATATAAACCATGATAATTTTTTCGAGGAACTGGAAGGCATAAATCAGGAACTCCCTTTTTCAAACCTTCTCTTTTCAGCTTCTTACCTTGATAATTACTTCTTTTACCTTCGTTAGGTATATGGTATATAAGTGATAGCTCTGGATATATGCAGACATTTATATTACACCAATCTATTAATGCCATTTGTTCTGTAGATTCGCTTCTTTTCATATTTCTATACATTTTTAATATTCTACCTTTTCTATTTTTAAGAATCTAAATTCTTCATTTATTTTTTCTATTTCTATCTTACAACTTCCTAAAATTTTGCCTAGTTCATGACAGAACTCTGTTCTATTCTTTTCTAATTCTTCAAATTCATCTATATTTATACTCATACTTACGCTTATGAGGTCTTGTTTTTTATATTCTTTTATGCAATTTAAGATACTTTCCAATTTTATGTTCATTTTCTTCCTCCATCTTTGTACCTACTAGGAATATATTAATTTTAATTATTTATTTAATAAGTGAGTTATGCAAATCTGTATCATGCCTACTAATATCCCTACGAAGTATGTTGAATGATCAAACCTTCTATTTATCTTAGTTAATATGCCTACACCTGCCATCGCCACTGCAAAATTTATTATAAATTCAAGCATAACTACTGTTCACTACCTCCTATTTCCATAAAAACTTTATTTTAATAACTTATTTATTATTTATATGAATCTTTGTACATTTTCTTATATTTAAGAACATCTTGAATGGTCTTATCAGTATTATCACATCGTTTACTTCTAAATATTTTTATATATTCATTTCTTGCTTGTCTATAGTAGTTTCTATCTTGTCCATTCGATATATCTAAATTATCAAATATAGCTAACTTACTTGCTACCTTTTGAAACTTATTCATAACTTCCTCCTATGCTCCCGACATTAATGTCGGTACCAAACCATCTTAAAGACTTTATTTTAAGGGAAATGTCTTTATATTTCTCCCATCACAGTTTTGACCCAAATAGCTTTTTGAATATATTCTTCATCTATTTCAAATTTAATTCTTGACTTCTTTTGACTATCAATAATTTCATAAATAACACCAGCTACTTGTTCTACTGATAACTGTGTAGATGGTGCTATATTTTTAGCAAGTTCTAATATTTCTTTCTCCATAATATCCTCCTGTATATTTAAATAAAAGTTTTATTTTAATGGATTTTATAAAATAATATTTTCAATCTTTGCTCTTTCTTCTAAAGACCTTTTATAGTTCTCCATATGTACTAATTGAGTATATAATACTTCATATGAACAAGAAGGTGTAAATGCAAGTGTTCCTTCTTTATACTTTTCTAACATATTAGATAATCCATTTATTCTTATATCCAATTGAAAATATTCTGCTCTAAATCTTTCTTTATAGTTTTCACTATTCATCATTTCTACTGTATCTATTAATTTCATAACTTCCTCCAATTCCTCTATTCACCTCTATTTCATACGCTACTTCCCATAGTTTTCTACAAACATATTCAATTTCATCATCTTCACATTCATTTATATCTAGTAAAAACTCCAACATCTTTTCTCTTATTTTTTCAACCTTCATGATTTACTCCTAACATCTTAAATGTTTTATTTTAATGGTATTTATCTTTCTATATTCACATAGAAATTGTCTTTTAAATACTTACAACTTTCTAAGTATTGTTTTCTTATTCTATAATCTATTCTAGTATCTTCTAGCATAAATATAAAAGATGCTATTATATCTATAACCTCATCTATTTCAGTAGCTTTTACTTCTACTGTTAGCACATTATTTTTATTCTCCATATCTTCCTCCAACTTTCCTTAAAATTTTGATTTTAATATTCTAAAACTCCTCTTTTAACTGTATACCTTATCTTTATCTATAACCAATAATTGTAATGCTAGTACACTTTCATGTGAGTTGTAATCTTCGCCTTTATTACAGAATATAATCGTATAATCTATTTCTGTAATATACATACATGCAAATCTTTCAAATGCTTTATCTTTATTTACAAAGTGTGATTTATCTTCACCTTCAATTTTTATACTATAATTCTCAAAGTTTGATATCCTTAAAAGCTCTTTTACTTGCATAATAACCCTCCTATAAATTTCTAAGCCAACAACCACATTCATTATCTATAACTTGTTGTCTACAAAAAAAACATAATACTTTTCTAGTCCACCACAGTTTCTTCATGTTTCTACGTGAACTTCTTCCAGCTTCTTCAACATCACTTCTAAAATGGTATATCATTATCTTCTATGTATTCAAAATCATCAGGATTAAAACTAGGCTCAAATTTAGGGCCAAAGGAATCATTCTCTTGCTTACCTTCTTTTGATTTACCACTTTCTAATGACTTTATATTTTTAGCTACTACTATGAAATATTTTTTATTCTCATTGGTATTTTGGTCAATGTATTTATTTACTCTTACAGAACCTTGTATTGCTACTAATCTTCCTTTTGGTATATAGTTCACACAAAACTCTGCAGATTTTCCAATAATTTGTACTGGTAAAAAGTCTGTTTCCTTATCTCCATTTTTATTTTTATATTCTCTATCTACTGCTAATGTAAAATTGGATACTGGTGTTCCTGTAGTTGGTATATATCTAAGTTCTGGATCTTTTGTTAATCTCCCTATTAGTACAATGTTATTCATATTACTTCTCCTTGCTTTTTTGATTAAGAACTTCTAATGGAATAAATACTATTCCAATTATCACCATT